TGATCTGCTGGTACACTTACAGAACTTATTTCCATAGGTGTCCATGATGCACGATAAAAAGTTTCATCATCTTTATCTTGTCGTTCCAACTTATCTACTCTGTAGCCAACACTAATATTCATTCTTATGCCATCAGCTACATCGTTAAATACTTCACGGGCAAGTTCTGATTTACCAAATCGAACTACAGCAGTTGTTCTTTTCTGCTTCTCGTCAAGTCTAAATTCTTCTATAACACCAATCTGCTTAGTCATATCATGATCTAAAAGTAATGGTGCTGTTTTGCTTTCCATAAACTCCATGTTTATATCTTTAGCGTTGTGTGATAAGACCTCATTTCCAAAAGACCTCATTACAGGTTGCTCGGAACTTACGCCAATTTTTACAGTTCTTTTATCTTCATCAATATAAGATGATTTGGATAAATCAATGGTTCTGAATTTCATAGGCATTTCTAATACCTTTCTTCCATCATCATCGTTCTCTGCTTCAATAGCCACTTCCTCGCTTTCATTTTCATCCCCATGTTTTGCAAACTGAACAATATAACTATCTTCAGATTCCTCAACATTGAGGATATGTCTATCTTCCTTTTTCATAGATTTCCCCTCTTTATTGTTTAATAAAGGATGTATTTCTGATTCAATAATTGAATCAAAACTTGTTAATTTTTTATTCTTCATCTTCTTTGTTTGTAGCACCTGTTATATTTGCTTCTACAGGTTGTTTCTGTCCAAATGGTTGATAGGCTAATTCTATTCCATACTGTTTAGCTAGTTCTACTTCTTTTTGATGCTGTTCAAAAAGTTCTTCAGTATCACGACCATAAGCAGCACTAATATCTGAATAAGTTATTGTTCCATTTTGTAAACCTACTACATTTGATTGCATTTCTTTTAAAGGATCAATCCAAGCAAATGATCTAGGTATATAATTTATTGCAGTTGAAAATTTTTCATATTTTGATATTGGCAAATTAATATAGCCTGTTGAAATAGCCATTTCTAACCAAGATTTAAATATTGGATTAATAAAATGATCTACTACAAATTGCTGATAAAGTTGGAACATACTTCTGTCCTCTAAAGCACCCTGTCTGATGCTTGAATAATTGACTGATGTTAAATCGTTGCTTAAAGCATGGTAAGAAATGTTTAAACCACTAGCAATACTTCTTAATATGCTAGTTGTAAATGATTCAAATGCTGAAGTAGGATGTGTAGGATCAAACGCTTTAAAATCTTGTCCTGCTGATAGTTGCTCAAATACACCAGCTTGTGCGTTCATAGTAGGATTAAAAGTATCTTCCATCTCTCCATCGCCGATGTAGCCATCTCCATCAGGACTTGTAATAAACCCCATTTTAGAAGCTCCAACTCTTGCTGCTACTATTTCAGCTTCAAAATACCCATTTAGCATTTTCATATTTGCCATTATTGGAGCTATTAAAGAAACACCTCTTGTCTGTTCTGCTCTTTGTGGTAGGTAAGCGTGTATTATCTCGTCAGCAGGAACTCTAATATATTCTTGTGCAGGTTTTGGGTATGTATTGTCAAAAGGATGCTTTTTAAAGAGGTGATAAGCAATAGGTTTACCATATTTATCAATTTCAACACCCATCTTAATGCTATTACCATTTGCATCAGCATTTTTGTTTTTATTTTCATCTAAATGGTCTGCTTCTAAAAATTGAAGTTGAAAGCCAAATGGTGATTTTGAGTTTTTAATTTTTCTTATTAAAACTTCGCCATCTCTGCATAACGCTTCAACAAATATTTTTTGACAATCAAGAAATGTTAGCTTTTCATTTGCAGTACAGTTTCCTAATTGTGTCCATTCCTTCCATGCCTTTTCAATAAGCTGGTTAGCAGCTAAGTCTAGTGAACCATTGTCATTTCTACTTTTGCTGCTAACTCTTATGCCATGCTTTCCGACCACATTAGATACCATCAGGTTTAGGTATCGTGAGATATATGGATCATTCCTAGCTAACTCTCTTGATCTATCCCTTAATATTCTTATGTTGTCTTTTATTTCAGCATCAGCACTTGTTGAGCTTGTCAAAAAGTCTGCAAATAATCTTCCTGTATTTGCACCTGTATAGCTTCTTTTAAATGTTTTTTTTGGTTTTTTATTGTTTCCAAATAAATCGTTGTACCAAGCCATTTAAAACCTCACCTTGATAGTATTGCCTGATCCTTGTTTATTTTTAATTCTTGCAAGTTTAATTTCTTTTAGATATTCAGCTTTATACCTATCTTTAAAAGTTAATAATTCATCTATAGACATTCTCGATAATGACCTTCCAGCTATAGACATTGAAGATTGATCCATTGTTGCTCTATTTTCAATTACTGCTTCAATCGCATCAAGAACTATTTTTGCGTGACTTCTTAAATCAGCATTTGTATTAGCTAAATTTTCTGTTATTTCAGTTCTGCCTGAATCCACCATAATTCTATTAGAATCAGATGTTTTAGTTATGTATGCTTCCCAAATATAATCACCTATACTATAACTGGTAGTGCTAGATGATGCAGCTTCTATGTAATAAGTATCATCTGCTTCTGTAGCAGTTAAAGTGAATTTATGATTACCACCACCACCTGAATCTTCGTGAAACTCATAGGTTAGTGCGTAAGAACCAACTGGATAATCACTTGCAAGATCATCCCTACGCCATGCCCAATAATCTCCAAGCACAAGCGTACTAGGTTCTTTAGTAGTGTAATTTGCTCTATCAAATGCGTTAGACAAGTAAAAACCTTTCTTTTTATAGATTAATCTACTATTAATACTATGAGCCAAATTATAAATGTCAATATTTACAAACCATTTTTATATATCTTTCCAATTTGTAGCAAAGTTGTTAGATTTAACGCCTTTTTGCCTTCTAAAAGAATTATTTTGTTGCTTTTCCTCTATTGGTGCTTGATTGTTAAGTATTCTATTCTCTATCAAGTCCCAATTTGGATTCAAGATATAAATAGCAGCAAAGCAGTAAACCAAACAATCTAACGCTTCATTTCTTGGTCTTATCTGTTTCCAAACAAGTGATTTCCTTCCTCTTATAAATTTAGCCACCCTTTTTTCTGATGTAAGCTGGCGAAAATATTCTTCATCAACATCTGAAGGAAAATGTAGTGTAGATTCATTAACATCAGTTGATAATCTTGCAAAAATAGCTTCTTTTGCTGAATCAGTACCAACCCCATATAGAACAGCTTTGTTTTTGCCAACATAAGAAGGTCTATTAGCTATTGGTTTACCAGCAACACTTAAACCTTTAACTGCAAAGATTCTTCTAGCCTGTCGTGGTTTAGTAAATTCATAAATTTGGTTTGTTGAGTGTCCACCTGAATCGATGCAAGTACAAGATATAGGTATCATTCTTCCTGATTCAGTTTTAAATCTCTTTTTTAAAAATGCGTCTATGTCTGACCAACAACCAGCAGCGTTGGGATCACCCCAAAATATTCTATGATCTATAACCCATGCTTCGTAATTTTTTCCAAATCCTGTAAGGGTTATTTCCAATCGGTCTTTTTGAGTATCTACTCCTGCAACAATAACTAAAACATCTTCAGGGACTGTGGTGTGATCGTAATTTAATCTTCTTTCAAGCAAAGTGTCATACTCTACTGAATCTCCCTGTTCTTCCCAACTTTCTGCAAGTGAAGTATTTAAGTATGTCTTTAAAGTTTCAGGATTCTTTTTAGCTTCTAAAAAGTTAGTAGCCATCTCACCCCAAGTTGACCAAACGCTATATAGTTCTGAAATATGAAATCCAGCTACTTTGCTAGTTTTGTTTGTTGCTCTCCATTCTCCATTTTTAACCATCCATTGTTTTTTGGATTCTTCAATAACTACTCCACATTCTTCACAAGCATAAGTTGCTGTTTCAGGTTTATCTTCTTCCCATATTACATTTTTCCATTTTAAAACTTGCTTATGTTCACATTCAGGACAAGGCACATAGTAATATCTTTTATCTGATTCCTCAAAAGCAGCTTCAATTACAGATAGACCTTTTACAGTTGGAGTAGAACACATAAATATCTTTCTATTCCAAAATGTTTTTGTCCTAGCAGTTGCAAGAGCAACAGGTGAACCTTCTGAACCAGCACTTAGTTCATATCTATCCACTTCATCAAGTAATAAAATTCTAATCGGTCTTGATGCTAAACCAGCAGCAGAATTAGAACCAACTATTGTTAAATGACCACCAGCAAACTTTTTGTGCATAGTTGTATTATGTGAGTCTCTACTCCTTGCATCTTTTACACATCCTCTTAACTTCTCACTATCTCTTATCATCGCTGATAGTCTATCTTTACTAAATGCTTGTCCCATTTGTAAAGTAGGTTGAACAATTAATATTGGGGAAGCATCTTGATCTATATAATAGCCGATAGCATTAAGTATGATTTCTGTCTTACCAACTTGTGAACTAGACATAACAACAATCCTCTCAATACTAGGATCATTAAAAGTGTCCATTATCTCTCTTTGATATTCAGCTCTATCAGTTCTAAATTGACCGCTTTCAGCACTAGATTCAGGCGATAGCTTTCTATATCTATCTGCCCAATCAGATATTTTTAGATTGGGTGGACTTTTCCATATTTGGTTGGTCCTGTTCACCACTTCTTCTATATTTTTCAGGTATTCCATTTTCACTCAATTCATCAAGTGCTTCATGCACTTGTTCTTTTATCATTAATTCAGCTTCAGCATACTTATCAACTGTTATAACTTGATGTGCAACTCTTGATGGTATGCCTAACAGCTTTGCCCTTGCGTTAGATACATAGTCTGACCAAGTATCTTCAACTAATTGTGCTGGTATTAAGTTGCCTTCTAGTTCCTCAACCTCTAATTCTGCTTTTCTAGCTTGTGCTGCTGTTAGTTTTGTCTTTTCTTCTGCAATATCGCCTGTACCACTTCTTTTATTGTAGCCACCTAGTTTTCTAAGATAGGAAATGTATGCAATTCTGCAAACATCAAGATTCAAAGGACTCCTACCCATTTTTGAAGGCAATATGCCATCCCTTATTAGTTCAGATATGCGTTTTACGCTTAGATCAAGGTGTTCAGCTAGTTCTCTTTGCGTTGCCATTTAGCTTGTTAATTACCCAATTAAAAGAAGGCTATCGCTAAAAAAAAACTGAACTCTGAATATACCA